AGTCTCAACATATGCTTGATTCCATGGATTTTGTATTTTCATTTCATCATTTTTTTCTTGAGCAACTTTAATTGGATCCATTAAATGAGTCACTTTTAAATAAACTTCTTTATCTTTATTCAAATAATATATGCCATTTTTTTCTTCAATATTTTTAATAATAAAATCATTATCAAAAGTAATTTCTTCATTAGAAATATCAAATAATTGTTTCATCGGAGGAATAAAACTTTTCAAATTACTATAATTTTTTAATTGTAAATCATTCTGTTTTATATATTTCATATATTTTGGTTTTGGTATTTCAACTCCTTTCATTAAACTATCCATTTCTTCTTCTATCTTTTGAGTCTTATGATTGATTCGTTCATTCATATACGCATTTTTCTAAAGACTATATTATAAGATATGTCCGGAGATATTAAAAATGTATCATTGAAAAAGTTTGATATGAGAAAAATCCAACAAGATGCTGTTTGTGTTTTTATTGGAAGAAGAAGAACTGGTAAATCCACTCTTGTAAAAGATTTGTTATATCATCACCAAGATATGCCTTTAGGGACAGCAATTTCTGGAACAGAAGAATCAAATGGTTTCTATTCAAAAATGATTCCTCCAGTTTTTATTCATGGTGAATATAATCCAGTTATTTTAGCAAATTTCTGTAAACGACAAAAAATGATGATGATGAAAATTCAACAAGATAAAGACCAAGGGATACAATCTAGAATTGACCCTCGTTCATTTATGATTCTTGATGATTGTATGTATGATGATTCTTGGACACATGATAAAAATATTCGTTATCTTTTCATGAACGGTCGTTGGTTAAAAGTATTTTTTATTATTACAATGCAATATCCTCTAGGTATTCAACCAGCATTGCGAACAAATGTTGATTATGTCTTTATTTTAAAGGAATCATATTTGAGTAATAGAAGAAGAATATTTGATAATTATGCATCAGTATTTCCTTCTTTTGAATTTTTCTGTCAAGTGATGGATCAATGTACACAAAATTATGAATGTTTAGTGATTGATAATACAAGTCAAAGTTCTAAACTAGAAGATTCTGTATATTGGTATAAGGCAAACATGCACGGAGATTTTAGAATTGGTGCTCCAGAATTCTGGCAACATTCAATGAATAAAAAAAGAGAAGAAGATGATGCCTACGACCCAAATGCTTCTCGTAAATTAAAAGGACCTATGATAAATATCAAAAAGATATAATAGATGAAGTTAAAGTTATCTGATTTATTAATATTAATAGGCGTTGGGTTTTTATTACTATTAGCAGATAGATTTTTACGTATTGAGGGATTTATAAATGAGCCTTTTCAAAATCAAATGTTACAGATGCAGCCATGTGGTGTTGAAAAGCTCGGTTTAAATCCAACGAAATGTCCAAGTGGATATATGTGTTCTAATGGATTCTGTAAAGAAAATGTTGTTCCTAAATTAAAACCTACAATGCTCCCGGTATTTCCTTAAATATAGTAGATGGCTCGTCGTTCTAAAATACCATTCCCTTTTATTGTAATATTAGTAACTATTCTTGCTTTCTTTGCATATACCTTTTATAAAAGATATGAAGGATTCCGAGATGTTGATTGTCAAGGTGTTTCATGCCCCGAAGGCCAATTCTGCCAATCTAACAAATGCCATCCTATCTATCCTCCATCCACTAATTCTGTTTAGAAGATGCAGATGCAGATGCAGCCATCTTGCGTTGGAGAGCTAAATCACCTACACCTTCAAATAATGAATCATTAGAAGAAGGACCAGATCTATTTTCAATATTCTGGTCCTTGTTGCGATTTCTTAGTTCACGATAAAATTCTTCACGAGAATCTTCATTCTCTCTATATTTCTGCATAAGAGTATTAAGTTGTTCTTCTTGATATACTTGGTCCTTAATCTCAGTTGCTTCAGGATCCCAAGGAACCCATCCTCCAACTTTTAGAGAATAAATATGGAAATGAGGATCTTTCTTTGTTAACTTCTTCGCATAGAATGTCGCTTCTTCTTGTGAAGCATAAGTTCCCCGAAACTTAACACCACGGATTGTTGTTTGAAATTCATTTTGAATATAATATTCATTTTCTAAACGTGATTTATTACTATACATAAATGTATCGTATTTATCTTTCATTTTATCATAATTTAACTCCGTTAAATTGTTTTTGGTAAATTCTTGAAGAGTATTTAATGTTTCATCAACACGAACTTTTGCGTTCCGGCAAGTTTGAGCTACTCCACTTAAATCAAGCTTTTCAAACTCTACAGCATTCTTTTCAAGAGATTGATTTATAGTATTTACGGTATTCGCTAAAAATTGCTCTAAAACTTTTGTCTTAAACTCTACTTCAAACTGGTTTACGAATTGCTGGAAAAAGAAAACATCCTTCTTTTTTAATACATCTTCAGGCGAAATGAAACTTACTAAACAATATTCTTGTCCCGGAATTGGGTCATCTGCTTTTAAAGTTACTTCAACTCTTTCTGTCATATACTTTTTAAAGAAATAAAACCTTTAAGCAATATAGAAATGAATTCTGCCACTGAAGTTGTCAATCGCGTAATCAAATATTTAGTTGAGGGTTTAGCCATTGCCGCTGTTGCTATTTTCATCCCCAAGAAATCTTTAGATTTACATGACGTTGTTGCTCTTGGTGTTACAGCTGCGGTTGTCTTTGCAGTTCTAGATTTAGTATCACCATCTATTGCTTTCACTGCTAGACAAGGTGCTGGCTTCGGTATAGGTGCTAACTTAGTTGGATTCCCTGGTGCTAAGTATTAATAAAGTCATATAATAGATGAAAAAAAAGAATAATTTAATTTATATTATATTATTAATTATAATAATTATTGCTATAGCATATTATAAATCAGAAGGATTTGGAGCTACTTCTCCAGGTACTTTAGTTCAATTGGCATCATCTCATGTTCCGACACAAGAAGATTTAGATTATTATACTAAAACATATCCAAAAGTTGTGAGAAAAGAAATATGGGATATGACAGGCTCGGATCCTGGTAATGTCGCATTATATCCTTTTCAATAAATAGGGTCATGAAAAAGAATAATAAAATAATATTATTTATTATTTTATTAATTATTATTTTATTATATTTTTTATTCCAAAGAAAAATACTACATGAATCATTTGATGATGTAAAAAATATAAAATTAATTATGAATGAACATCATTCTGGGTTTTTTTGTAATTTTAATAGATTGATACACTATTTAGTATTATATCCAAATGTTAAAGAAATAGAATTTAATATATTGGCACGAATAAATAAACATAAACCATTTATTGGCGATGGTGTTGAACTATTTTCACAATTATTTGAACATTATAAAGAAGAAAATAGTGAAATCAATGAAATATTAGATATAGATGGTAATGATTTTAAAGATATGCCAACAGATAAAGGAGCATATAAATATTATAATGAAAATAGATATAAATTAAATCCTTATACAAAAGTATTTAAGAAATATATTAAATTAAAACCGGATTTACAAGAAATGCTTAATATTCATATTAATATTCTTAGAAGTGACTGTGATCAAGTAATTGGAATACTTGTAAGATCTAATAGTTTAGCAAAAGAACAGCCAACTGATAAAATGCCCACGAGAGATGATTATTTAAATGCTATTCATAAAATTAATAAAAGTAAAAAAACAAAATATTATTTAAAAGTTGATAATGATGAAGATTTAGAATTTTATAAATCAAAATTACAACCAAATTATTATTTAGATATAACACGATCTAAAGATAATAAAGGTGATGCCCCTCATACAAATGATTCGAAATTTTTACCATTAAAAGATTTACAAGATACATATTTAGATGTTGCTATTCTATCAAATTGTGAATATTTAGTTCACTGTGTATCAAATATGTCAACTGCGTCATTATATATGAATAAAAAACAAAAATCAATATGTGTTTCTAAATCTAATTTTTATTATAAGGAACGTATATATTGCCATTTTAACTCATAACATATTAATTCCCATATCTTATCTTGAGCATATAATTTATCACGATTCTTCAATAAAGGAAAACAAGGTAAATATTCATCTAATTCTAGCAACTCACAGAATTTATATAAAACATAAGAATATGATAAGAAATTATTTCTATCTGTGGGACAATGTTTTTGGAAAGAAGGTTGTATTTCTTTAAACATATAACGTAACTTCTCTTCAACTTCACGATTCATAATTGGAGCATTTTGACCATTTAATCTATTAATTATATGAGGAACATGTTCATAATATTTATTGAGTTTTAACTTTTTAAGAATTTCTCGAATCTTTGTTTGTTTAATTCCTTGAACATCAATAATTCTTTCTTTTTTTAATTCCACAAGAATTTGGTCAAAAACTTCTTGTGGAATTTCTGTAGATTCTTTTGCTTGGAATTGCGCCAACCATTCATTAAAATGATTTATACGTTTATACGCATAATAAGAAACTTCTCGTGGAGGGTCTTTATAAGATGGTTTATCAGAATCTATTAAAACAAATTCTTGAAATCCGCATTCCATACATGTGAATACTGCTTCATTTGTTGAAAAAACCATTTCTTTTTCACATTGAGGACAATCACCATAACAATCGTCAGACATATTAGTTGAAGATTTAACACTATCTGGATGAACCTTTTTTAAATATTGTTCTAGTAACTTATCACGAGATAAAGTATTTTTTATAGGAACTTCATCTTGTTTTTTGAGATCTTTATCAGTTGCCATTTCAAGAATATCAAAAATAGCTCCTACTTTCTTTTTATTACTTGTTACTAATGTACCTTCTTGTATTTTTTCTTGAATATCATAATAATTGTATAATATATCTCCAGTATCTAAATAATAATCTAAAAATTCATTTTTTTCTTTTCTAGATTCTATTTCATTTGTTAAAAATTTTAAACGATGTTCTAATTGATCATATTCAATTTCATTTTCTATTTTATTAATTTTATATTCAATTACATTTTTTTCTTTTATTAATAAATCTAATTCTTTTTCATTATTATTCATTTGTTGTATTTGTAAATTATGTAAAGTATCTAATGTAGTCCGTATCTCTAAGCCATTTTTTTTACTACCTTTATTACTCATGTAGTAATACTTTAATTTGTTTTTAAACTCCTCCCGGCAAAAAATAAATATGCGTTTTCAAAAAATTATTTTCTAAATCAAGGGTATAGAAAATGACAGGCGGTGGTTTAATGCAGCTCGTCGCTTATGGCGCTCAGGATGTTTACCTCACAGGTAACCCCCAGATTACTTTCTTCAAGCAGGTGTACCGTCGCCACACCAACTTCGCCATGGAGTCCATTGAGAACCCTTTCAACGGTTCCCCTGGCTTTGGCAAGCGTGTGACATGCACAATCCAGCGCAACGGTGATTTAATTCACCGCATCTACCTCCAGGCCACATTACCCAATGTGACTCTCCAGGCTGGTGATGGCTCTGGTGCCCAGTTCCGCTGGCTCAACTGGGTCGGCCACAACTTAGTCAAGTCCGTTGAGCTCGAGATTGGCGGCCAACGCATTGACAAGCACTATGGCATCTGGCTCCACATCTGGAATGAGCTCACACAAGAGGCGGGCAAACAGGGTGGCTATGCCAAGATGGTTGGCAACGTGCCCGTGCTCACAAACTTACTCATCCAGGGTGGCGAGAATTGCGATGATGACTGTGCCGGCGGTGAGCCCAACGCCCTCAACGAGGTTGTTGTATGCGCTCCTTCTTACACACTCTACATTCCTCTCCAGTTCTGGTTCTGCCGCAACCCTGGCCTTGCTCTCCCCTTAATCGCCCTCCAATACCACGAGGTCCGCATTAACTTAGAGTTCAATGATCTCCGCAATCTCTGCTGGGACATCTCTCCTCAGCTCGGCAATCTCCACACCATTCGTGACCGCGTCAACAATGCCAACTTACAAGCCGCGTCTCTCTATGTCGATTACATCTACCTCGACACAGATGAGCGCCGCAAGTTCGCCCAAGTGTCCCACGAGTACCTCATCGAGACACTCCAGTTCACTGGTGCTGAGTCCATCACATCAAGCTCCAACAAGCTCAAGCTCAACTTCAATCACCCTTGCAAGGAGCTCATCTGGGTTGTCCAACGCGATTCCTTCGTGTCTTGCGATGACACTGTCGTCAATCCCTGGAAGGGCCAGCAACCATTCAACTTCTCCGATTGGTGGGACCGCGCCGTGCTCGAGTCTGGCTACTCCGTCACACGCGTCGAGGGCATGGCGGGTAAGAACCCTGTCGTGACAGCCTTAATCCAGCTCAACGGCCACGACCGCTTCCAAGTCCGTGAAGGTCGCTACTTCAACGAAGTCCAGCCTTACCAGCACCACACCAACGTCCCCGCGGTTGGCATCAACGTGTACTCCTTCGCTCTCCAACCCGAGACACACCAGCCTACAGGCACATGCAACTTATCTCGCATTGATAACACAACACTCTTACTCACAGTGTCTAACAATGCCGTTGGCACATCAACCTCATCTCAGGTCTATGTGTTCGCTACAAACTACAATGTCCTCCGCGTGATGAGTGGCATGGGTGGCCTCGCGTACTCAAATTAGAAATGGATACACAAATATTTCTCATATTTATATCATACTTCTAATAAAATACTAAAAAAAATAGTAAATTTCATTAAAAATTGATAGCCCTGAAATGGCTACTTAAATATATTTCACGTATTAACATTAGAAATGGATACGTTAAATATTTCTGGTATAACATGTAAAGCAATTATTCAAGAAGGTCCAAGAAAAGGAGAAACTTGTAAATTTCCACCGCTTGATAATGGATATTGTGGTCGCCATGAAAGAAATAAAATTTACGATGATGGTATTATAGAAAATAAAATATGGTGTAGATTCTTCTTCAGAGGATGTAATAATACTGTAAATAAAAATAATACTGGTTGTAAAGATTGTTTAAATAAAAAACATGAAGGAAAACAAATATGTAAGCATGAAGGATGTGCTAATCATACTAAAGATACTGACTTTTGTAAAAAACATGAACGAGATATATATTATATAGAAGAAAAAGAAAAAGGATTTAAATATTGTGATATAGCACGAGGATGTTTTAATATATGTAATAATGATAAAAAAAGTTGTGAAGAATGTTTAGATAAAGAACGAGCAAAAGATAAAGAAAGATTTGATAAAAGAAAAGAACTTTATAATGCTTTAAAACAAGTAAATTCTGATAAAAGAATTTGTGTAGATTGTGGGAATGAATATGATAAATTTATTACAAAAAATAATCAAGATTCTAAACGATGCAGTCATTGTAATGAAAATCAACAAAATCAAGATACTAAACGAATTAGAGAAAGAAATCAAAAAAATGAGATGTTTAATAATAAAGAAAGATACTATAAAGAATATATAAATAATGCTTTACGAAGAGATTATGAATTTAAATTAAATTTTGATGAGTTTTCTGAAATTGTAGATAAAGAATGCTTTTATTGTCATCATAATATAGAGAATGAAACTAATGGTATTGATAGAGTAGATAATACTAAAGGATATACAAAAGAAAATACAGTTCCTTGCTGTGAAATGTGTAATCGTATGAAAATGGCATATCATCCTTTATTCTTTCTAGAAAAATGTAAAATTATTGGAACTTCTACATTTCCTGAAAAAGAATTTTATAATAAATGGAATCAATATTATTCTGAAAATCCTCATAATTATAGTAATTATAAAAAAAATACTTTAGAAAAAAGAGAATTATTCTTTGAAATTACAGAACAGCAATGGGACATTTTAACACGTCAAAACTGTTATCTTTGTGGTTATAAATCAGTTAATGGAGTAGGATTAGATAGAGTAGATAATACTATACGAGGTTATACATTTGTAAATGTCCGCCCATGTTGTGGCTCTTGTAATATTATGAAATTAGATTATGATTTAATAAAATTTATAGAACAATGTAATAAAATTAGTGAAATTTGGAAAGATAATTCATTCTTTAAAAATATTCAAATTATTAAAAAAGAAGATAAACTTTTACAAACCAAAATAAAAGATAGGAAAGTTTGGAAAGCAGAAGGAATATATTATACAATTCTTAATAATCAACAAGAAGATTTCTATGAATTTTATAAACAAGTATTTACAAAAGAAGAACTTGAGAAACTTTGTATAGATGTAAAAAAAGACACAAAAGAAAAAGCTCTAGAATACTTATCAAAACTTTTAAATACTTTAAAGGTTAGAAAACAAAGGGCTAAAAATAAATAAATCTAGAATAACAGATGGAAATCTTATTTATATAATTTATCTTCTTAGCTAATATTTTTTTGAGTTTCATTATCAGATCTATTACCTTTCTTAGCATTTACAATATTTGATATATATTGTAAATTAGAAAGAATATTATCTTTTTTATTACCATTAATATGGTCAATAAACATCCCTTCAGGCTTTGGTTTAATAAA